AAGGACACAAAAAAGAATGTAAGAAGCCTAGATGATCTTGAATATCTGGGCTTTTTATATTATGACGAAAAAACGAAGCGGCAGCAGGATATCGAGTTCGCAGAGCAGTTAGGAAACCATCTGGAACTTAAAATAGTAACGCCGGATGACGGAAATATGGACGCAAATAGAAACGTCATAATCGAAGATGTAATATATGCGATTATCCATATTGACAGAGACAAAGAAAAAAAAGAGCTCTATTTTTACTTGGAAGAGGTAAGGAGAATTGAAAGATAAAATCGAAGAAGCCTTAAGGAAAATCGAAGAAGAAGTGTATTATGGACGCGCAAGATTCAGAGATAGGGATTTCTGGGATTGTATTGTTTACGGAAAAAGAAGAATGCAGAAGCTGGAAGGCGGAAAAGGAAAAAAGAAAAAATGGTTCGTAGCAATTATCAAAGAAGACGAAATAACAGAAGAACTGGAACAAAAAGTAATAAAGACGATGCGAGAGGCAGGCTTTAAGAGAACCGATGGAGATGTAGTGTATGAATACGTAGAAAAGTCGGGGGAATGCGTGGTGGAAATATGCACAATGGAATTTTACAAAATAGAAAAGGACTGTAACGTATGAGTTATTTCGAAGTCGATGTAAGAGATTTTGAAAGAATTGTGGATGTAGTGGGAAATTTTTCTGATGGGTCAGAAGCGGAAAATGTAATAAACACATATTTGGCGGGAGCCGGAGGAGATTTGATCAAAGAAAAAATTCATGACAAATTACCGGTATCCGGAAGGACTTGGCCATCAAGAAAAAATGCACCGGCAAAAAGCGTAGATCCTTTTAGAAAAACTGCGGGAAACCTATCCGTGAAAATCCATACCAAGGGCGCATATCACTATCTATACTTTCCGGACGACGGATCAGACACAAACAGACACTACGGAAATCAACAGTTCATGTTCGAGGGCGCGAGTGATGCGTCTGAAGAAATTGCAAACCAAATAATTGAAAAATTATTAGAAAGATTGGAGGAAATGTAATGGCAGGAATTACAGAAAAAGTATTTTCCGAAGCAGAAGTAAGAAAAATCGGAATCAAGATCGGAGAAGCAGCAAAAGCCGATATTAACGAATGTGTAGGAACATGGGAAGAAGAGTTAGAGGTAAAAACGGTAGCAAAAAAATGTAGAGGCGTAGTAAGTAAGTCAAGAACCAAAGGAACAGGAAACGGAACCATCAAGGCAAGTATGCACATGGCACAGGATCTCTTTGCGGAAATGTATGGAATGAAGCAGGAAGGATTAAAAGACGGAGTGATTGCATATGGCACAAAGTCATTGCATCCGGTATTTTGCGTAACAGCATTAGTATTGGATGAAGATGACAATGAAAAATTAAAAGCATACCCTAACTGCACCATTCAAACAGCGCTTACAAGAAAGGTAGAAAACGGTGCGGAAGAAATTGAAGAGATTGAATTAGAACTTGCGATTACGCCAGATGAAGAAGGAAATGGGATGTATGAAGCAGTTGTAACAGATCTGACAGACGAAGATCTGAAAACAAAATGGTTAGAATCATTCACTCCAGAGTTAGTAAAACTTGGAACGGCATAGGAAGGAGAATCATTATGAATAAAACAAAAAAATACAAAGTAAAGCAGACCTTTATCGATAAAAATACAAAAAGCACTATCAGAGTAGGAGAAATCATCGAACTTTCCGAGGAGAGAGCTACGGAAATCCTGAAAAAAGGCTCATACATCGAAGAGATGCAGGAAGAAAAAAGCCATTTAGACATAGAGGAAATGAAGAAATGGAGTGTAAAAGATCTGCGGAAATTGGCAGAAGGTATGGAACTGGATACAAGCGGAACTAAAGAGCAGCTTTTAGAAAGAATCTGCGAAGCAGAACTGGAAACAGAAGGAACTAAGGGAGAGGAGTTAGAAAATGACGAAGAATCCGAAAATTAATTATACAGAATATGAAATGGAGGATGGAGAGATTGTATTAATGTCTACAGCTCCGGTACTCTTATTAAAGTTAAAAGGGAAGAACAAAGATGCCTACAGAAGGTTAAGTAAGCTAATGATGAAAGGTCCGGGAGAAGAAGACGTAGAGGGGGTGTACGAGCTACTGTACAACACATACCTGTGCGCGAACCAGGACGAAGAATCTCCGATGTCTTACAGAGAATTTATCGAAAACGTGAATAGTAATTTTAGCTACAATGTTGAAAAAGTGGGGGATATGATCAAGCCGGAAAAAAAGCAGCCTTCCGAACAGCCTTCCGAAGAGCAATAAAAAAGAAAAGCAAAGCTACTCTTCGACTCCCACCATTTGAAATGGAGGGAGTCGAAGATTTTTATACTTATTTTGTAGATCTTATGGGTGTAAGCGAAGACTTATTCTGGTATTCAGAATGGTCGTTTTTAATGACCATAGTAGAAAACAGAAGCGCTGTAAATGCTTGGAAAAACTACGCAGAAGAAAAAATGATGGAAAGGAAGTGATCTATTAGCAGGAGAAAGAAAAGCAAAGGTAACGTTTACGACAAATACAAGTCAGTTTACCGCAGGAATTAAAAAAATGGAAAGTAACCTGAAAACTTTGCGCGCAGAACTGAGAATGAACGCTACTCAGATGAAGGCAGCAGGAGAGTCCACAGAATTATTAAAGAACCGGCAGAAGATACTCACCAGCGAACTGACAGCAAGCAGAGAAAAGACAGTGCTGTTAAACAATAAACTGAATGAAGCGAAGAGAGTTTTCGGCGAAAATTCGCTGGAGGCGCAAAGGTGGCAAAGGGAGTTAATAAATTCAAAAAATACACAGCAAGCTATACAAAATGAGCTTGAACAGACAAATGCGAAGTTAAGAGAACAGGAAAACGCTAATAGTGAGTTATCACAGTCCATCGAGAAATCAGATTCAAAGATGCGCCAGCTGGATCAGGAGCTAGAACTGAATGCAACAAAGCTGGAAGGAACTGCGAATAAAACAGAGCTATTAAAAGAAAAGCAAAATCTTTTAGGGGAAAAGGCAAAGGAATCAGCCACAAAAGTAAAAGCATTAGAACAGGCATTAGATACCTGTGGAAGAGAAGTCGGAGAGAATTCTGCGGAGTATGCCGATTTAAAATCAAAGTTGGTAGAAGCGAAAACACAGCAGCAAGCCATTCAAAATGAAATTAATCAAACAACGACGGAGTTGAAAAATCAATCCACGCAGTTAGATTCGATGAAGACAGGCTTTGAGAAATTTGGTTCGGGGGCAACAAAAGTAGGGCAGAGCTTACGAGGAGTAAGTACAGCAGCCGCAGCAGGGCTTGCAGGAGCAGGGGCAGCAGCTATTACTTTCGAATCTGCATTTGCAGGAGTAATGAAAACTACTGACGAAGTTTATGATTCCAATGGGAAATGCACATACAGTTACAAAGAGTTAGAAAATGGAATTCGAAATATGGCAAAGGAGATTCCATCCTCTACCACAGAAATATCAAAAGTGGCAGAAACTGCCGGGCAACTTGGTGTGAAGACAGAAGACATCTTAGGCTTCACGAGAGTAATGATCGATATGGGAAATTCGACAAATTTAGCCTCGGACGAAGCAGCGAGCTCTATTGCAAAATTCGCAAATGTAACAGGGCTTGCGGCAGATCAAAGCATGTCAGCGGAGGAAAAATATAGGAAAGTTGGAAGCACCATTGTAGATCTCGGAAACAATTACGCAACGACAGAAGCTGATATTATGGCTATGGCACAGAATCTGGCGTCAGCAGGAACGCAAATCGGGATGTCGGAGTCAGACATCTTGGCTCTTGCCACGTCGTTGTCCTCCGTCGGGATGGAAGCGCAGGCAGGAGGTACTGCGTTTTCGAAGGCGATGGTTGAGATGCAGTTAGCGGTTGAAACGAACAGCGATTCTCTAAAAGATTGGGCTGACGTAGCAGGAATGAGCACAGATGAATTTGCGAGAAAATTCAAAGAAGACGCGACCGGAGCGATGGAAGCTTTTGTCGTTGGACTATCAAAATGCGGAGGAGAGACAGAGTCTGCAATCAAAGTCCTAGATGATATGGGAATCACTGAGACACGAATGAGAGACGCGCTACTACGATCTGCAAACGCAAGCGACGTCTTTACATCAGCAATA